GGCCAAGTCGTCGTAAAGATCAATGCGCATCAATACGGCAGCATCGGCGTTGCTGGCCTGACTTAATAGGAGCTAAACCATGGCTATTTCACGCGCACAACTAGTAAAAGAGTTGGAGCCCGGCCTGAACGCCCTGTTCGGTCTGGAGTACAAAGGCTACGAGCAAGAACATCTGCAGATCTATGACGTTGAGTCGTCGGATCGTGCATTTGAAGAGGAAGTTATGCTGTCAGGTTTCGGTGAGGCTCCGGTCAAAACCGAAGGTGCTGGCATGGCGTATGACACCGCGCAGGAAGTCTTTACTGCTCGCTACACTCACGAGACCATCGCTTTGGCGTTCTCGCTGACTGAAGAAGCCGTTGAAGATAACCTGTACGACCGTCTGGCTCGTCGTTACACAATGGCTCTGGCTCGTTCCATGGCTACCACCAAGCAGATCAAGGCAGCCTCTGTGCTGAATGGCGCTTTCACTACCTCTACCGGTGGTGATGGTGTTCCTCTCTGCTCGACTGATCACCCGATCATTGGTGGTCCTAACCAGAAGAACGAACTGGCAACCGCTGCTGACCTTTCCGAGACTTCCTTGGAACAGGCCATCATCGACATCCAGTCGTTGGTGGACGAGCGTAACCTGAAGATTGCAATCCAAGGCCTGAAGCTGATCATCCCGAAAGAGCTTCAGTTCACTGCGGATCGCATCATGAAGTCCACTCTGCGTGTTGGCACTGCTGACAACGACATCAACGCCCTGAAGAACATGGGCATGATTCCGCAGGGTTACACTGTCAACCACTACCTGACCGATCCGGACGCGTTCTTTATCAAGACCGATGCTCCGAACGGCATGAAGATGTTTGAACGTGTAAGCATGAAGACCGCCTTTGAAGGTGATTTCGAAACTGGCAACATGCGCTACAAGGCGCGTGAGCGTTACAGCTTCGGCTTCTCTGACTGGCGCGGTATCTTCGGTTCGCCCGGCGCGGCCTAAGAGAAAAAGGGGAGCTTCGGCTCCCCTTTTCTTTTATAACCAGTCGTGTATATTGGCATTATTCCGGGGTTATCCGGCATATCTGACAGTCCCGGCTGACGACATGCAGACAGATATGCCACAAATCTCGCATGTGAGGATATCAAAATGGCAAGAACTACGTTCTCGGGCCCGGTTGCATCTGACAACGGTTTTATTTCGGGCTCCGCTACTTCCCCTATCGCAGTTACTACTGCGGGCAACGTATCAAGTTCATTTGTTACAAGTTCGGCAACAACTGGCGACACTCGTTTAAGCTATAACCGTCTGGACATCACTTCGACCGGTTCGGGCGAGACGCTTCGTGCGCTTACGCGTGTAACTGGCGCGAATGCAGCAACTGCGGGCACCGTCAATGGCGCGCACATCTCGCTATCGGTCAATACCGGTGGTTCGATCTCTGGCGCAGGTAACGCGTTGCGTGTAACTCTTGGCGCAGCAGCCAGTGTTACCGTAGGCGGCACTGTGGCGGCGTTGCAGGTGGACTCGGATATTGGCGCAGGCGCGACTCTACCGGGGAATGCTTCGTTTATTCGCGTTACCAACAGCGGCTCGGGCACGATCAGCAACTTGTTTAACCTGCCGGATGCAATGGTTCAGGCGATTGGTGCAACACCCACCACGGCGACTCAGAAGATCCGTTTTGTTGACTCTGCTGGCACCGCGTACTTCCTGTATGCCGTTGAGGCCTGATGAACATTACCAAAGAGTATTTACTCTCTGAGGTAGCGAACATGGAACGGCAACGGAATCACGCACACGACGTGGCCGTTGCGTCACAGGCAGCAATTGATGTACTGAATGCCCTGATCGCAAGGCTAGATTTACCAGAGCCAGAGACTACGGAAGGACCACAGCAATGAGCTTTGCAAGTGATATCTCGGCGGTAACGAAGACCGCTTCTGATGATGCCATTAGTGGCAGGACGCGAGTGCAGGGGGTGTACTACACCTGTAGTGCTACGGCATCGTCGTTTTCTTTGAAAAACGGCGCTACCAGTGGCGGCACGGCGTTGCTTACGATCAATACCCCGGCTTCGGCAGGTGCGGTTGATCTGATTTTTCCTGACGATGGCATTCTTTTTACAGACGGCGTTTACATTGATTTGGCAAGCGCTAACGTAACGAGTGTTACCTTGTTGTTTGTGGGCGGCGCGGCTGTCTGACGATGGCAACGAAAAAGTCCAAAGGGATGGGGATTGCTACCTCGGTAAAGTCCGGCAACTTTCGGCCTACCAAGGCCGGAGCGGGCATGACTAAGCAAGGCGTTGCAGCATATCGCCGAGCGAATCCGGGTAGCAAACTCCAGACTGCTGTGACTGAGGATAGTCCGTCAGGTGCGCGCGCGAAGCGTCGTAAGTCGTATTGTGCACGTTCTGCGGGGCAGATGAAGATGTTCCCGGAAGCAGCGAAGGATCCGAACAGCCGGATTCGCCAAGCGCGTCGCCGGTGGAAGTGTTAAGGAGCTTGTGGTGCAACTAGTGGAAATTTGGAGCGCGGGCTTAACTGTTTTGATTGGCATCTTGGGATACATGATGCACGAGAAGTTTAGTGAACTTGCGCGCATTACGATTTTGCTTAACCGCACTCGTGAGGAAATTGCGAGAGATTCGGTCACTAAAGCCGAGGTCGAGAAAATCACTGAGCACATTGACCAACGGTTTAATCGTATCGAAGAGAAGATTGATCGTTTGATTGAACGTCGATAGGAGAACAGCATGTTTAGTCGAGTACAAATGGGCCGTTTGATGTCCCGGATCAAAGAAGGTGTCGGCGGCAAAGGAGCGGCAGCCCCTCAAGGTCGTGGTATGGCCGGTGCAGTAGCGGCTGCGGCAAAAAAAGCTGCTTTGATGAAGGGCAACGCCATGAAAAAAGGCGGGGCAGTAAAGAAGTCGTCGGATGCAATGGGTCGCGCTGTCAAGCGTAAAACTGCGGACGTAAAAGGCCGCGCTATGAAGAAAGGGAAATAATCATGGCTGGACGTGGAATGGGTGCTGCTACCAAAGGCGGCGGTGCAGTAGAGAGCGGTCCTCGCAACAAGATGCTGTCGAAGACGAGCCAGACATCGGGCCCGATCATGATGAAAGAAGGCGGTGATGTTAGCCCGCGTAAGCGCATGGCAATGGGTGAAGCGCCTGTCAAGATGATGGGTGGCGGCATGATGAAGAAGGGCTATGCAGTAGGTGGCATGGTGAAAAAAGGCTATGCTGCAGGCGGCGCAGTCAAGAAGAAAAAGATGATGGCGAGTGGCGGCAAAGGCCGCTAATGGCTTATCTTATAAGTAATATCCCGTACTTTAAGTGCTGGGTGAGACGTGAATTCACCCATATGCACCAAAAGTACCATGGTGAATACTTGCATGCGATGGCAGTAGCAGTAAACACCATGCCTGACCGTTGTTTGAGCTTCCAGTTGGTTTTTACTGGCTGTGAGAGTGATGCAGACGGATCAGAAAACGTGCATGGCGGGGCCATGTGGGCGCGGATGCCGATTACGGCACTCGTTGGGGACATTCGGTTGGATGAGTGGCCTGAGCGGATGCCGACGCATTTAGCGCAACCATGGGACTGTCCTTCGCATCACCACACCGTAGTCAAGTTTGCCCGCACTAGCCCGAGTCCGTGGCAGTGCAAGATAGCAGGTGAGTTTTATACCGGGCGTTACTTGTTTACGGTGGACTATGCGGAGAGTGAGATTGCGGATTGTCCGGCTCAACACAAGCAAAGTCATGTGTTGATCTTGACGGATGCGGGCAAGTGGACAGGAAATATTGTGGCTTTGCCCAATAACCGTGTCCGTGTGACAAGTCCTGCTTATTGGGAGACCGGAAACGGTGCACCTGATTTCAGACCGAGCCAGTGGATTCACTGTGCCGAGCAGGATGATAGTTACATGGATGCTGAGGCAACGTTTGATAACTTGTACAAAGCGTAATGACTACTTCAGGCACTACTGTATTTGACCTGCAGATCGACGATCTGGTAGAGGAGGCGTTTGAGCGGTTGGGCATGCAAATGACCAACGGTAAACAGCTTTCTACCGCTCGTCGGTCCTTGAACTTGATGTTCTTGGAATGGGCAAATCGGGGCTTGAACCTGTGGACGATTGAGTTAGCCACGTACAACCTTGCGCAGGGTGATACCGAGATATCGCTGCCGACGGATACGGTCAACGTGTTGTCGGCGGTCATTCGATTGACGGGTCAGACACCTGCCACGGACATCATTATTGAGCGTATCAGCCGGGCGGAGTATTTGAACGTGCCGGACAAGACGACACAGGCGCAACCAGCGCAGTATTACGTCCAGCGTACAAATATTCCGAAGGTTTTTTTGTATCCCACACCAGATCGGGTGTATCAACTTCGTTATTACCGTATTCGTCGGATGCAGGATGCCGGGGATTATACGAATACGACGGATGTGAACTTTCGCTTCTTGCCTTGTTTGGCGTCGGGGTTGTCGTATTACCTCTCCTTGAAGTATGCGCCGGAGAGAACAGTCATGATGAAGCAGTTGTACGAGGAGGAGTTCGCTCGGGCGGCGGCGGAGGATAGAGATACGGCGAGTGCGTACTTTGTTCCTGAGGTAGGGGCGTAGTGTGGCGTTCGCTACAGGCAAGTTTTCGTTCGGATTATGCGACTACTGTGGTCAGCGCTATCCGTACAATGTATTAAAGAAGAACTGGCGTGGGTTTAAGGTTTGCCCGGACGATTATGAGCCGAAAGAGCCGCAGTTAGAGCCGCTTCGCTACAAGGGCGATGCGATTGCACTGCAGGAGCCAAGGCCGGATCGTATTGAGCCTACGACAGTGTTTGTTGGAATGCCTGCGGATTCGGCGTTTCAGAGTAGAGGAAGTATTTATGCTGCGCAGAACATCACGGACATGCGTCCGTATCCGCAGCAGTCGGCCCCTGTTGGGTATGGTGCTGTAGGTACGGTAACGATAGTGATAACTTAGCCATGACTTACGACGAACTGGTTACCAACATTAGGAATTACACCGAGGTCGGGAGCAATGTCTTCACGAACGCGGTGATTAACGTCTTTATCACGATGGCAGAGAACCGGATTCTCCGGGACATCGATCTGGACGTGTTCAAAAAAGAAGTTGAGGGCAACATGACAACGAACAACAAGTTCTTGTCGGCCCCTTCCGACATTTTGACGCATCGTTATCTAATGATCACCGATGCCTTAGGCGATCAGATCTTTTTGGATTACCGAGACACGTCGTTCATGAAGGAGTACTGGCCTGATGGCGCTGCCACGGGTACACCGAAGTACTACTCGACGTGGGATCAGAACACTTTTTATGTAGCGCCTACGCCGAATGCGAACTTCACGGCGGAGTTGGGCTATATCTATCGTCCTGCGCAGCTTTCCTCGACGAACACAACGACGTGGGTTAGTTTGAATGCACCGGAGGCGCTTTTGTATGCTTGTTTGATTCAAGCGTATAGCTATACAAAAGGTCCTACGGACATGTTGGGGTACTTTGAGAACAGCTACAAGCAGGCGTTGCAGGGTCTGGGCATTGAGCAGCAGGGTCGCCGTCGTCGTGACGAGTACAGAGACGGCATGATTCGTATGAAGATCAAATCGGAGTCACCGGGACCATGATAGGTGCAGGCGCTTTACTGGGGGATATTCGGGTCGTTTCCGTTTCGGGGCGTGGTTTCACGCCTGAGGAACTAGCGGAAATGGCGTTGGAGAAGATTGTCTACATCGGTGAGGGCGCGCACCCACTTATTCGTGATCAGGCAGAGGCTTTCCGGTCTCAGATACGTGGCGTATTGATTCGGTACATGAGGCAGGCGGTGGAATCGCATAACACGACGTTGGCGAATCGACTGCGTGAAGCGGGGCATCCAGAGCTCATCAAACTTTTGGAAGATTGAGATGGCGGGATTTACCACAGCAATGCCTACGTCGTTCAAAGTGCAGCTCTTGCGTGGGGTGCATAACTTTACGACGGGCACGGGCAATACGTTCAAGATTGCTTTGGCAAAGGCGACGGCTTCGGTTACGGGTACGTATGGGGCTTCGACGACGAGTTATACCAATTTGACGGGTAATTCTGACGAATTACCTAATGGTAATGGGTATACGACTGGGGGTAACACGTTAGTGTCTATCACCCCGGTGTCAGACGGCACCACGGCGGTATGCGACTTTGACAATACGACGTGGACGGCGGCGACGTTCACCTCGTCGGGTGCGATTATTTACAACGATACGGCGGCGGGTGATCCGGCGTGTGCTGTGTTGGATTTTGGTGGGGATCAGCAGGTTAATGCGGGTACGTTTCAGATTCAGTTCCCTGCTGCAGCGTCGGCTACTGCGATTATTCGGATTGCCTAAACAGGGGCGTTATTTGTTTCTATGAGGAGTCATCATGCAGGTTGAAACAGCACAAGCGGGCGAAACAATCGTCGCAGCCGTGGAGAAAAAGTCCTGTGGACTGGAGCGAGCCTTGGCTGGTGGCGTGTTTACGATCACCTGCTATGACAAGGACGGCAACGTAAAGTGGGAAGACAGCGCGGCGAATCTGGTTGTCAACCAAGGTTTGAAGGACATGAACGACAAGTACTTTAGCGGTTCCGCATATACGGCAGCTTGGTATTTGGGGTTGATCACTGGCCCGTCTTCGGGCACGA